TGATAGCGATACATTTATATTTACCGATAGCCTGCTAATTACTGGACTAAAAACTCAGTGGAAACAAGCAAAAGGGCTAGACGCATCATTTGATTTGTCGGAGTTTAGAAGTTTGCTAGAAAGCAATAAAGCTCAAGATAAAAGCTATCCCAAGCTATCTCTTGCTCCAATTGGTAGCTCTGTACTGCTTACCACAATGAATTTGCCGGATGGCAATTGGCCTAGTTAAAAATGAACGCATCAGCGACTTCTATACCAGCGCCAGTAGGCGGTTTAAATGACCGTGACGGCATAGCAGATATGCCGCCTAGCGATGCGGTAATCCTTGAAAATTGGTGGCCTTATCCATCGTATTTGGGAATACGAAAAGGAAGCTCTGACCACGTTACTAGCATCCCTGCAACGGTAGAGACACTTGTGGAGTATTTGCCTACTAGTGGAGGTTCTACGCTTTTTGCGGCTGCTGGCACATCTTTTTACAATGTAACTACTGCTGGCGCTGTAGGTGCGGCTGTAGTTACAGGGTTATCAAACGCAAGGTGGCAACACGCACAAATCACTACACCGGGCGGCTCTTTTCTTTACATGGTCAACGGCGTTGATTCGCCGAGGCTTTGGGACGGCGCTACTTGGACAGCAGTTACAGGAGTATCAACACCAGCCATTACAGGTGTAACTACTACATTATTAGTTCACGCGCAATTATTTAAAAACCGTCTTTTCTTTGTTGAAAATAACTCAATGCGAGTGTGGTATTTGCCAGTAAATTCTATTGGTGGTGCAGCATCGCAATTAGATTTAGGTTCTATTTTTAGGTTGGGCGGCTCAATACAAGCCTGCTACACATGGACTATTGACGCTGGCAGCGGCTCTGATGACCATTTTGTAATTTTGTCAACCAATGGAGAGGTGGCAGTATATTCCGGCACTGACCCCTCAAGTGCTTCTGATTGGCGCTTGGTTGGTGTGTTTACACTTGGAAGGCCAATAGGCAGGCGTTGCGGCATTAAGTTTGGCGGTGATTTAGCCATTAATTGCATGGAAGGCGTATTTCCATTGGGCAAAGGTTTATTGTCTGCCTCTGTTGATCGGCGCGTTGCTTTAACGGACAAAATACAAAATTCCGTTAGTCAGGCTGCAAACTCATACCCTACAAATTATGGATGGCAGCTTTGTCAATATCCCGATAACAATATGCTTATATTGAACATTCCTGCTGGTAATGGCATGAACTTTCAATATGCACAAAACACAATTACAGGCGCTTGGACTAAATTAACTGGTTGGAACGCTACAGTATGGCTAAATTCTGCAAATGGTTTGTATTATGGAGATGCCAACTCTGTCAAAAAGGCATGGGTTGGCAATTTAGACAACACAACGCCAATACAAGCTGATGTGCTCCCAGCATTTAGTTATTTTGGCAACAAAGCGCGCAATAAATACTTTACGATGGTTCGCCCGTATTTGCAAAGCTCTGGTAATCCGTCAGTGTTGTATGGAATAAATACAGACTTTAATGTTAGCGAACCACAAGGAACATTAAGCTATACGCCGCCTACTGGCATGACTTGGGGCGCTATGGTTTGGGGATTGATGACTTGGGGCGGTGGCCTGACTGCAATTACAGCATGGCAAACCGTTGGCGCAGTAGCCAACTCTGCTGCTGTACGCATGAAAGTCCAAAACAATGGCACTGACGTTAGATTTACCAATATGGACTATTTATACCAGCAGGGAAATAGCGTACTGTGAAAGTATGGGGCAATGAAGTTACTTTTGATGCTGATTTAATTGGCCCTTGGGTATGCGCAAAAACTGGCGGAACATGGTTAAAAGGGCGTGGAACTGCAATTGGTAAATTAAATCAAAACGGTGATTTGGTGGCTGGTGTTTTGTATGAAGACTGGAACGGCGCAAACATTGTTGGGCATATTGCTGGTTTAGATGGTTGGGCAAGTAAAGGTTTTTTGGGTTTAATATTTGATTACCCATTTAACCAAATTGGAGCCAAAAGGATTACAGCGCCTGTAAATTCAAATAATGACAAAGCAAGGTTGTTATTAGAAAAATTAGGCTTTATAATTGATGCAACACTGGCGCAGGCTATCCCTGATGGTGATTTGCTTCTATATCGGATGTATAAGTCCGAATGCAAATTTTTAGAGGATAGATATTATGGGAAAAAGTAGCTCTCCACCGCCAGCGCCAGATTACGGCGCAGCAGCAGAAAAAACAGCTGCTGGCAATTTAGAAACCGCTAGATACACAACTAGAGCCAATCGAGTAAATCAAATTACGCCATATGGCAATTTGACTTATGAAGAATCGCCTGATGGACGGTGGACTCAAACTCAAACACTTTCACCCCAAGCCCAAGCCACGCTAGATCGGCAAATGGAATTGTCAAACCAATATGCAGACACGGCAAGTACTGGCTTTGACAAAATAAAAGGGCTTTTATCCAATCCAGAATTGGATATGTCACAGCTACCTAGTCGTGGCATCGATGTGGGTCAAACTGCACAACAAGCTATTATGTCTCGCTTACAACCAAATCTTGCACAGCAAGAAGAGGCATTGCGCACACGATTGGCAAACCAAGGCATTACATTAGGCTCCGATGCTTATGGTAAAGAAATGACAGCCCAAGGCCAACGTAGTAACGATTTACAGCTACAGGCAGCTTTGCAAGGAATTAACCTAGACCAAGCAAATCGTGCAAGTGCATTGCAAGAACAAGCATATGTGCAAGATAGGCCGCTAAATCTTGTAAACGCGCTACGCTCAGGCGCTCAAGTGCAATCCCCGCAATTTCAAAGTTACGCCATGCAAAACCCGACGCAAGGCGCTGATTATTTGGGCGCAGCGCAAGCAAACTATGGCGCACAGCTAAACAACTATAACGCAAATCAAGCAGGCAGCAGTAATATGATGAGTGGCTTGTTTGGAATTGGTGGCGGTGTTTTAGGAGGCTTGTACGGAGGGCCGCAAGGCGCAATGATGGGCGCTCAAATAGGCTCTGGGTTAGGTCGCTCGTTTTAAGGTGAAATATGAACGAATTTGATCTACGCTTACAAAATGCATTAGCAAAACGCAAAGCTGGGCAAGATGCATTGCAAAGTTTTCAAACGCCACAAGGACAAATGGTTGGTGGTGTTTATATCAAGCCTTCGATCTCCGATTCTTTAATTCAGGGATTGCGCATGTACTCTGGCAAAAAAGATGCAGAAAGCGCAGACCAAGAAATTAAAGATGTAATGCAGCAGCGCACAGAAAGCACAAATAAAGCGCTTGCTGAATTTTTGCGTAATTCTAAAGGCACGCCAGCAAATGCGCCTCAAGATGGCGTAGGCCCTGTAATGCCTGCACAAGCTCCTAACATGGAGGCCGCTTATGGCGCACTAATGCAATCGCCAGACTTGCGTCAAATGGGGCAGCAAGGAATGATACAACTCCCACAGATTGAGGCTCAAAAACAAGAGCGCGAAGATGCACGATTGTTTAGGCAGCAAGAAGCTCAAGCTCAAAGGGATGCACGCGCTCAAGAGTTGCAAATGCGAATGCAAGATCAGCGCACCAGTCAGCAAGAAAAACTAGCTTCGCAACGTGAATTGCAACAAATGCAAATTGATGCGCGTAAAGATATGACAAGACTTGCAGCAAGCCTGCGCCCTGCGCCTCAACCTCAACAAGCTCAAATAATCCAAACAGATGCAGGCCCCATGCAGCTTGTAAATGGTCAGGCTGTGCCTATAGTTGGCCCGGATGGTAAGCCAGTATCTGCACCTAAAAAGGGCGCTGCTGGATTATCTGCAACAGCGCAAAAAGAATTGTTTGAAGCTGATGATGCTGTACAAAATGGCATGGGTGCTATTGGCTCATTGCAAAAAGCGCTTGAACTAAATAAAGATGCCTATTCTGGTGTTGGTGCTGCTACTAGAGCAACAATTAGAAGCAATTTGCCCGGTTCTTCAAAAGCAGCAGATGCAACCATAGCAATGGAAAACATCATAAAAGACCAAGCGCTTACTTCAATGAAGTCTATTTTTGGAGGAAACCCAACAGAAGGGGAGCGTGCTATTTTGCTTGATTTGCAAGCCTCTGCAAGTAAAACTCCAAAGCAGCGTGAAGAAATTTTAAATAGAGCAATGCAAGCCGCGCAGCGTAGAACTGAATTTAATAAGCAAAAAGCAGAATCTTTGCGAGGCGGCACATATATGTCAGAAGGTGGAGCGCCTCAAGTCCAGTCTTCGCAATCAAATTCCAAACGGCTTAAATTTGACGCACAAGGAAACATTTTGCCATGATTGAAGCCGAATTGCCTGATGGCACTATTTTAGAGTTTCCAGACGGTACAGCACCCGAAGTAATGCAGCGGGTGGTAAAGCAGCGCATTGGAGGTAAAGCTCCTGCACAAGAAAAAAGCGGCGCACTTCAAACATTAGGTAATGTTTTAGCTGGTGGCATTCGTGGCGCTGGCTCTATTGGAGCTACTATTCTTGCACCTTGGGACATTGCAAAAGACGCAATGGCTGGAAAAGGATTAAGCCTTGAATCTAACCGCGAGCGTCGAGCAGCTATGGATGCTGGTTTGGCATCTATGGGTGCTGAAACTGACTCATTTGGTTATGGCGCTGGAAAGTTGGCTGGTGAAATAGCAGGTACAGCAGGCGTGCCCGGCGTATTGGCAAAAGGCGCTCAAGCTCTAAAGGCATCTCCTGCGTTGGTTGAAGCATTGCGCACTAGCGGCATGAGTTCTGGCGGTCAAACTGGCGCAAAAGCATTGGCTACTCGTGTAGCTGGTGGCGCTGCCACTGGTGGAGCTTCTGCGGCTTTAGCAGACCCAGAGCAAATTAGCACAGGCGCAGCAATTGGCGCTGCTATTCCAGTGGCTGGTAAAGTTATTTCTGGCACAGGAACATTGGCTAAAAAAGCTATTGGTGCAACTACTGGTGTTGGAGATTCTGCATTAACACAAGCGCTACGTGCTGGAAAAGAAGGCGGCAAAGTTGCTGAAGATTTTACTAAAGCAATGCGCGGCGAATCTAGCATGGATGACGTTTTGACAATGGCAAAACAGAATCTTGAGGCTATGGGCCAACAAAAACAAGCCACATATCGTCAAGGCATGTCAGGAATAAAAGCGGATAAAACAGTCTTAGATTTAAAAAATGTAGATCAAGCTGTAAACGATGCTATTGGAATGGCTACATTTAAAGGCCAAATTAAAAACGAAAAAGCAGCCTCTGCGTTGTCTCAAATTAAGGGTGAAATTGATAACTGGAAAAGTTTAGACCCCGCAGAATTTCATACGCCGGAAGGTTTGGATGCTCTTAAGCAAAAAATTGGCGGTATTCTTGAAGAAATTCCTTTTGAGCAAAAAACTGCACGTACTGCTGCTGGTAAAGTTTACGACTCTTTACGTGGAGAGATAAGCAAACAAGCACCAGAGTACGCCAAGGTA